TGTGCCAATTTTATTAGTGTCCACTTTTACTTCAATTTTGATATTGGGGTATGGTACAATTATAGTATAACAAACGAGGATTAAACAACTATGACAAAAACTCAAACAATCATGAACAGAATCGTCCAAGTTGATAACTTTCAGAATATGGCATGTTGTTGTGCTAACTGGGATGAATTTGTACAAGAGTTAGCAGAGTGGGGAGTTGACGGTTGTGCTAAAATCGACTTTGATGACCCAGAGTTAAACGTCCCTATGTTAAACGCATTTATCAAAGCAGAAAACGGATATGTAAGGGAGGTTGCATAATGACATTCAAAAGCGACCTAGAAGCAAAATTGGAATATCTCAAAGCATGTCAACGTGAGAATTTCAAGAGAGAACCAAACCATCCTAGAAACAAATTTGACTATGCGGTTGTAGTTCCTAATCATCCCTTAGGTTATCATGAACACTATTGTATGGACTTAGAAGTTGCAAAGCAATCGGCAAGAGAATGGTCAAAAGATTATGGTAGAGTCCAAGTAGAGGACAAAAATCTCAACACAGTTTACGCTATTTTTTAATTATGCCACAAATTAATCTCTCAATAGAAGAACATCAATCACTTACAAAGTTTTTAAGTCATCCTAAAGCAATGACTTATAGAAGTGATTTATACGACACAGATACATTTGACTCAATGGAGGATAAGGTATTTGATGCAGTAAACAATTTAACACTAGAGGATTTTTAATTATGTGCAATCGACAAAGTACAAAGATGCTTGCCCTTGACCCATTGGTATATAAGGCATTATGCGAACAAGATGAAAAAGATCGGCAACAATTACGTCAATCTAGTTATTACTCAGAGGACATAATTAGTCCTCGTAGATAACACTTATCCGAGTAAATTCGCACCGAATGTGGTTGCTCGCCCGATTTTTTACTGTTATAAGTAATAATATAATAAGGATTATTTGGGTATTATGTCAACAACTTGGACATTAATTCCTTGGAGTGAGTTAACACATAGTGTAGACACATTGCAAGCATTAGATAACAACAAACCAACTATGACTTACCTCGATTTGTATCAACAATTAAGCGAATTAAACAGCGATCAACTAACACAAACTGTCAGCATATATGACAAAGATGTAGAAGATTTTTCGCATGCAGATTCTACACTAATTAACATTAATAACCAGATACATATCGGGATATAATGTAAATGAAATATAGTGAATTTACCTTAGGAAAATATATTTTAATTCCCAAAGAAGGGGAAGGTTATATTAACTTAATAAGTAAAGATTACATCACAGTATGTTTACATGAAATACCCCATAATAGGAATATGCGGAACATTCCCGCCTACCATATCGTCAAGTATTATTGTTAATTATGAGAAGTAATTGGAGTGAATTAAATGTTATCGAAGGGCGAAAGAATAGGTATGCAAAATAATAACAATTCAAGTGATAATAAGCGATCTAAGATAATACTTAGGGAGGACGTTTTATATACATGGATAACACTTAAGGAGTTAACTTTAGTAATTTGGGAGTATATCAGAGACAAGTATTTAAAGAAGAAAAATACAGACAAACCCGAAAATCCGCTTAATTAGGTATATTTAATAAATGTATAATTAAATCATATAGTGTTTTTATAGTATAGGATAGTATCCTTATTATTATAGCATTTTATTGGAGTCTTAGCGAGTGAATACCCAACTGTCAAGTACTTTGAGTAAATCGACACATTTCTTTGAGACAGTTGACATATATCCCAAAATAAGGTACAATAAACCTTGTAGAGGTTCAAAGGTAAATTATGTTAACGTTGCCTGATGAGTATAGAGAAACTTGGGATAACTTCCCAGTAGTTCCAAATGTTAAAAAAGTGGAGTTATGTCAATTTCTACTAGACACAGAGCAGACAGGTTATAATGAGTTTATCGATCGTTATTGTAATTACTTCCTGGAAGAAGGATTTTGTTATTATGTGCCAGTGTAATTAGTGTCACATTGGTTGCGGTATTATGGGTTACCAGTTGGTAGAATATAGTCATATACAACCAAAGGAACATTTTAAAATGAGACTTACACCAATCGCAGCAAACCAGACAGAAATCGAAACAGCAGACGCTCGCATTTTCTTTTCTTATAAAACACCTGTTGCTGCTTACATCTTTGGAGAGGGTTTTGTAAGATCAGAGGAATTTTTCTCAGTCACTACATCTCGTCACATTAATAAGTGGATCGGGGGATTAAATCCAAAGGGAACAAAAACCGTTCCCCAGTCAGTACTTGACAACCTTGCTTAAATATACTATAATGGGGGTAAATACACCCCCTTTTTTATTACTTATGACTTAAGACTTGCCTACTAAATATAAACAATAACAGTCGAGATCGCAGTCACTGTAAGGGTTCTCGCGGTATCTGCGGGCGGTCTTATATAAAAACCTTTACTACCCTAACCTACAAAGGTTCCCCAGAGGCAGTATATTATTCATATTTAAGTTAACTTCTTATATAAAAAAATTCCCAGAAAAAAAATGAGCATTCAAGAGACACGAGTATGGGCGATGACCCAGTTACTACAGAAGGAAGGTTGTTTATATACTAGCATGTATGAATGTGCCCAAATGTATGCTGAAACATGGGGTGATTTGCAAGATAAAGAAAAACTATATAAGTCATGGGAATGCTTTGCAGAAAGAATACCTCATAATAGACTATAATGGATACACTTAATATGTCAAAAAGATTCACCACCACTCTGCTAGAAGATGACTTTGGTGACCTCCAACTTACTATTCCTTACGATATATGTGAAGAGTTTGGTTGGGATCAGACTACCGAATTCGAGTATGAGATGTCGGATGATGGTTCTATACACTTTAAACCTCTGGAAAGATGAAGTACGTTCTCTTTAACGAAGAATTTGTCCCTCAAGGTTCCTTCTCTTCTATACAGGAACTAAGAAACTATCTTTGTGATAGAAAGTACGAACATGACTGTGATAAAGATATCTCATGCACATTTGATTACATTAAAGGTATAAAATGGCATTTCGAGATAGTAGAATGAGTGAAAAAAAGAAAAAACTAAATAACCTTGTAAAGGTTTCTGATAAAGAAAGGTTATATCACCCAAACCCACAAGAACTCTGGGAAGAATATCATCGTGTAATACTTCCTCCTATACGTGGTAGAAGAAATGAAGAAAATAATTGAAGCAATAGTACTAGCAGGAGTAATCATAGGATTCGGAGTTATATTCGTATTCGAGGCAATAGATTTGTTTATAGTTAGACCTATCTATCAAAAGTTCTTTAAAAAAAGGAGGCGACGCAAACGTGGATGATCCAAAAATTTGTCCGATCTGTGACGCAAGATGGTTAGAAGGACAGTTATATTGGAGTACAGGACGAATGGCATGCCCACATGACCTTGCAGGTATGGTATGCAATTGTATAAAACCTAATCACAAGTGTGTGAACCCATGCAAAGGTTCAGACTCTGGTATCTCATGGAAACATTCAGAGGAAGAAATAGAAGAATTCTTTGACAGTGTACTTGACAATGATGAATAGATAGTCTATAATATAGAAAAATTAAGAACTATGGCACTACATATGCGTGAAATACTTATCAGAGCAGTACTTGCACATGCTCACGGTGAGATAGAGAAGCATAAAGCGAATGTAAATGTATACCTTGAGAATCCTGCAGGTATTGGAGAGCATTCAGATATTACTGAAGCAATACAAACTGAGTTGGATCATATATCCCGTTACCACGATCAAGTCGAAGTAATTAACAAATACTTTGCAAATAAGACATGAATATAGATAAAGATCAAGATTTAGAAGAATATAAGCAAACTACGAACGAATGTATGCAAATATTAGCAGAAAAAGTCGTAGATCTTGAAAAATGGGCATCAGAAACGCCAACTTTGGATAAAATAGCGTATAATCCTAAAAATAGTGATGAAAACCTTAATTTTATGCAAATAATTAACGATTTATACTCTAAAATTGAATTATTAGACAAAAAAATGGATAATCTGTATAGATACGTCCGAAAATAGTAAACCTACCCCGCGAGCGACCACAATTATGGCAATGTATAGAAATGGTATCGAAGTAAAAGAAACCAGACCAAAAAAGACAAGACAAGGTAGCGGATCACACACAAAGTACTCTGCGTCCTCTAGAAATAAGAAAAGAAAACCTTATAGAGGTCAAGGAAAGTAATGAGTGATGTAACCTTTCGTAAGCATAGGGTCTTTCGAGAGACGCAAGATGTAATCTTCTACGATATTTCTGTTGAAGAGTCGAATGCCTCTGATCTAGTAGTGCATGATGGTGCTGCGATTTCTCCTCCCAACGATTTGGTGGGTGCAAAACAGTTCTACATACACTATCATCAAGTAGATTACAATAGAGTAGTCCAAGGAGAGAGACAATTTGAGTTAGTAAACCTTGAATGGAAGTATCCATATCATATTGTACACCTTAATCGTTCCTCAGGAGCATTGATGATCCCCACCAAGACCTATCATAGGTCAATTTCTGGAGAGAATGGTTCTATTGTTATAAATCAATCAAGCAGGTCTGAGGGTTTTGACCATGATACTGAGTTTATACCTGTATCAGCAGCAGAAAATAAGAAATTGTACGAAGTTCTGAAGCACGAAAAACCTGTTATCCACACTCTCGGAGAATAATATGCATAATGTTGGGTTAGAAGTTGTATTTTGGACAATATTGGCAATGTATATACTAATAAAGTTAAAAGTATTCAAGAAGTAACATAAATACTTTTAGGATCCAAAGGTAACTATGGTCGTAAAAGTAGACAAAAGTGAAGAATTTGTCAAAAGTGGCAAAACTTTGATAAGTGAGTATCCTGTCAAAACGAAAAAGGATGTAAAACCACTTAGCAAATGGCGTTAAAATCAATTAGCGGAAAGGATGTAAACCTTAGTCGTGCTTTTAAAGACATAAAAGTAGACTTTGCAAGGAATCCTTTTACTCAAGATGTATCTCAAGTATCTAATGACAATGCTATTAAGCAGTCATTAAAGAATCTTGTGATGACTCAACCTGGTGAAAAGTTATTTCAACCCCAAATAGGTTCGGGAGTTAGGCAATTATTGTTTGAACCTATGGATGGTTTCACAGCAGACGCTATTAGGGATGACATTCTAAATACTGTTGGACAACATGAACCCAGAATTACGATAAACAATCTTGCTGTAGTAGAGCAGTATGATGCAAATCAATTCAATGTCACTATAGATTATAATATTGTGGGTCAACCACTCGTGGAAACTGTGTCATTCGTACTTAAGAGACCCGAATAATGTCAACACCGAATAATTTAACAGCACTAGACTTCAATGACATCAAAGCGTCAATCAAATCTTATCTGAGAACTAGAAAAGAGTTTACGGATTATGAGTTTGATGGTGCAACATTGAACTATCTGGTAGATGTACTGTCATATAATACTTACTATAGTTCCTTTAATGCGAACATGGCAATGAATGAGGCGTTCCTACCCTCTTCCACAGTGCGTGATAATGTAGTTAATATAGCAAAACTCTTAAATTATGTACCAAGATCTATACAAGCAAGTCAAGGAACTGTAAATCTAAGTGTACAAACTATACAAAGTAGCGGATCTTACCCTTCTACCGTTACATTAAAGAAAGGTGCAGTAGCAACTGGTGGTAATTATATATGGAATGTCCTTGCAGATACCACTGCTGAGGTAAATGCCACGACTGGTATAGCAACTTTTAGTAATCTTGTACTAAAAGAGGGGTCTATAGTCACATTCCAGTACGTTGTAAACACATTTGCGACACAAAATTACAAAGTTCCCTCAGAAGATGCGGACATAAACACCCTTTCTGTTAGAGTAAAGGCAAACGAATCCTCTACAACCTCTGATTTATACAATTTAGTGGATACAATTACCTCACTTACCGCGTCCTCTCGTGCATATTTCCTTTCAGAGGGTGAAGATATGCGTTATGAGGTCAAATTTGGTGATGATTCTGTAGGTAGAGCATTAAAAGACGGAGAAGTTGTACTGTTTGAGTATCTTGTTACCTCTGGTAATGAGGCAAATGACGTAGATAGGTTCTCATACACTGGTAGAATGACGGATACACTAGGTCAAAGTTATTCTCCTGCTGCTGTGACACTTACAAAAGTGGCAAGATCACAAAACGGAACTGCTGCTGAGACCATTGAGTCTATTAAATACAATGCTCCAAGGTTCTACTCCTCACAATATCGTGCTGTGACTGCAGGAGACTATGCTATTCT